CAATTGGGTTTAAATCAGGCAGCGGAAGGTCGTGAGGCTCTGGCTGAAGCCGCAAGAACTCAGATGGGGACGGACATCTCAGATGGCTTTGACACTGTAGGTGGCCGGTTCGATGCCGTTGATACCAATGTCGGCAACGTCCAATCCGCAGTCGATAAAGGCTTTGTAGAACAGGAAACCGGCTTTGCAGATGCACAGATCAATCGTGAATTTGCGCTAAACGCTAACAAACGAGATAGAAAAAATAACTTTGACGCCACATTGTTGGAGATGGGTGCTAATAACGATGAACAAAATAAAGCCAACCAGTTAGTTCTAGAGGGCCAGACAGGCATTGGAACAACGTTAAGCAGCATGGGTACTGCAGCAGATACTTACGCAACCCAAAGCCTCGAAAACCAAGGTAATATTCAGTCAGGAATTGATACGGCGAAGACGCAATTTGACACGTATATTGATCGTTATTCTGATGATCAAACACTGGCCCAAAAAACCCGTGCTGATATGCAACTAGCCAACTCCAACGCACAAGGTCAAATTCAGAACCAGTTACAAACTGGCTTCAACCAGAATTTTTCTGCACAGAACAGTGCGCCTGCTTCACAATTTAATTACGCAAACCAACAGGCTGTCAACAACTTCAACCAACAGGCTACTTACAAAAATAATGTTAACGCTATTCGATCAGTACAGAACCAATTAGCCTCTGGTAGTGGTCAATTAGATGGCACTAAAGTCAGAGCAGTTGCTGACATGGCTCAAATGGCCTCTACCCAGACTGGTTTAAGTTTTGAACAGCGGCAAGAGTTTTACGCTCTAGGCAGTGCTTTTGATGAAAACGGTCAGTTAATCCAAAACGGAATTGATGGGGAAGGATATACAATCCAGCGTTCTATCGATGCAAGCGGCAATATGATCATCAACACTTTTAATGCGGCTGGACAGACTATCGGAATGGGGAATGTTAACCTCAATAACGCAATGCAGAGGTTGTCTGATCTCCCGATGATACAAGGAAGCAATGCTCAAATGGGCAATCTACCATCGCCTTCAAACTATGGCCCAGTACCTGGTCAGCCGGGAACTTCTTATTATCAGGCCAGCCTTGGTCCTTCTGGCGATGGTTTTATTTCACCTCGCACGTTTGCACAAACTCAGTAGGTAACACATGCACCCAACTACAGTATCACAATCCGGCATTGACCTTATTAAGAAATTTGAAGGTCTACACAGAGTACAACCTGATGGAATGGTATCCGCATACCGCTGTCCGGCGGGTGTTTGGACGTGCGGATTTGGCTCAACTTACGGAGTAAAAAGCGGTACTAAGTGGACAACTCAGGATTGTGAGGATCGTCTGCGAGTAGATGTGAAGAAGTTTGAGGATGCAGTAAAACGCAAAGTAAACGTGCCTCTCAGCCAAGGTCAGTTTGACGCGTTGGTATCGTGGACGTATAATTTAGGCGAAGGCAACCTAGCCGCCTCTTCTATGCTGACGAAGATTAACAAGGGCCAGTACGAGGACGTTCCATCTGAAATGATGAAATGGAATAAGGCGCGAGTTAAGGGGGTGTTGCAACCACTAGCAGGACTCACCAGACGCCGTGCTGCAGAGGCGGCAATCTTCTCAATGGATGCTGCCTTGCCTAGTGATGCTCACGGCCCTGAGATGCCACAGAAGGTCACTGCAGACGCTCCTAAGTCACTGGCTAAATCTAAGACTATGGCGGGAGTAGGCTTGGCAGGTACTGCTACTATGCTGGGCGAATTAACCCCGCAATTGAAGATGCTGATCCCTTATGCAGAGAGCATGAAAACCATCTTCTTGGTGGTCGCAATCGCAGGTATTGGCCTAGCAGCATACGCGCGCTGGAAGGACAACAAAGAAGGCATCCACTAGTGTTTATCTTTGGTAAGATCAAAACTTACATAATAGCTACTTTAGCTCTGGCTTTACCTATTCTCTATGTAGTGGGTCAAATTACGGGCAGAGCTAAAGAAAAGAATAAAGTCTTAAAAGACGAACTAGAGGCGCAAAATAAAGCGTCTAATTTCTACAAGAATATGGCAGAGCATGAAACTGACACTCTTACTGACCGCAAGTCTGTTACTGACAGGCTGCGCTCAAACGGTCTATAGAACCAAGCTCGAAATCTACTGTCCAAGTATAAAGCAGTACGATGAGCGGTTTAATAACCAACTAGCAGACGAATTAGAAAGTCTAAATGCCACCTATTCGGCAATCGATGAAGCTGTGAAGAATTATATTTATCTGCGTGATCGTATCCGTAGATGCCAAGAAGAAAGGGATACAATCTAATGGGTTGGTGGTCAGATAATGTTGGAGACGGTAACAGTTTCACAGAAAGTGTTGCAAATACATTTACTAAGGATGACGGAGCTTCCTACGTTGGGGGAACACTTACCTACGATTCCGGCGAAAACAAAGGTAAAGCGGTCAGTAAAAATGCGGATGGCGGTTGGGGTTCGGATGAGAAGGGTAATTCTGTATACACGGGGAGCGCCAATAGTGAGAGTACCAATGCAACCTTAAATGAAGACGGTACGGTAAAAGGATATAAAGCCAAAGGTACAGCCCCAGAACTGGGATTAGACGATGTTGCCTTGGGCATATTGAACCCTCTGTCAGTACTTCCAAAGGCTCTGGGAAAGTTAACTAGCTGGGCTATGGGGATTGACCCAAAGACAAATACATCCAAAGATATCGCTGGCAGAAGGGTATACACTAAGCCTGCGGAAGACGGGGGGCAACCGCTTAATTACTCGTACAATTTCCTTGGTCAGCCGTATGCCGTAGAAATTGTCGATGGAAAAGTTGTAGACGCTAATTCCATTGTAAAAGATTCCGAAGGTAGAGTAGCAGGCATGGCGGGCTTTGACCCCAGCACTGCTAAATCCGAGTATGACCGGAGATTTGCAGAAGCCGAAGGAGACGGCGACGAGACTGCGCTGCAAGAACTCAAACANTATCAAGAAGATAACGCTAATGAAGACGGCGAGATTGCTGATGGAAGAATAACGTCTGAGGCTATTCTAGATATGGCTAAGAAGGCTGGGGTTACTCTCAATCAAACAGAGATGGAAGCTATCGCTGATGATCCCGCTAAATTCCTTAAAGATCGTAATCTAACAGTATCTGACTTGTTACCTGCGATAGACCCAAACGCTGCAGGCACTGAACTTGATCCTACAAAGGATGCTTACAAACTTGGTGATGATCCAACTTACACAGCTACCCAAACAGGAGAGGCTGACTTAGTAGGCGATGTAACTAAACCAGACGCTGCCACATATACTGCAAAGACTAACGTAATTACCGATGGTATGTTGATGGACGCCCAGACGGGTACTGTGAGCGATGAGGCTCAAGTAAACGCTGAAGATTATACCATCGACATGGTCGGAGCAGCTACCGGCGTGAATAAAGATGGTACGACAAGCGTTTTGGGTGAGGCTTTAAACGACTTCGCAACGCAAAGCATCTCTCAAATTATTGATACTACGACTGTAGCCGGTAAGCTGCTGGCCCAAAAACTGGGTGAGGGGAATTATACTGACAGCAAGGCCACAACCCTCGGCCAAATGAAAATCATCTCTGACGAGTTCAAGGATAGCAACGGTAACCCTGTTATTCCCCCGTGGGCGCAAAGCCTTGCAAGAGATGCAAATAAGTCGATTGCTTTTACAGGCATCAGTGGCACAGCAGCCATAGCCACGTTATCAAACGCCATCATGGAGGCTACGCTTGGAATAGCAGAATCCGATGCGAAATTCTTCCAGACCATCACAACGAAAAATCTAGATAACAGACAAGAGGCTATCATAAATAAGGCTACTGTTNTAGCGAAGCTAGAGGTAGCGAACTTAGACGCCCGATCTACTGCAGCGGTCCAAAATGCCAAAGCATTTCTGGAGATGGATTTAACCAATCTTTCAAATGAGCAACAAGCGGAAAAGGTTAACAAAGAGGCTTATGTACAAGCACTTTTTGAAAACACCAATGCAGAAAATGCTTCTCGTCTGTTTACTGCGGAAAGCACTAACGAAATAAATAAATTCTACTCTGAACTGCAAGTGGCGGTTGAAAGACATAACTCTTCCGAAACAAACATTCTCGCTAAATTTAATGCGGGTGAGGTGAACGATGCAGCCGAGTTTAACGGGGAAATTAAAACCATTAGACAAAAATTTCTCGCAGAGATGCAGTATAATATCGATGTTTCCAACGTTAAATGGCGACAAACTGTAGAAACCACCAATAACGCTAACGAAGTCGAAGCGCATACTACCGATGTTAAAAATGGTTTGGATATATCGCAGGAAGCGTTGAACAGCCTTTGGGATAGTGCCGACAATCTTCTGGATTATATTTGGAAAACTACTGACGCAGACCTAGATCGGGAACTTAGATTGCTCACTGCACAGATGGAAGGCCAATCAGGTCAATCGTCGGGTGGCGGGTTTTTGGGTGGATTACTAACGTTAGGTGGTGCGTACTTGGGAACTAAGAGTGGCTCTTCTTGGCTGACAAAAGGACTGTCTAAGCTATCAGACATCCGACTTAAAGAAAATGTGCAGCACTACGACACGCTTAAAGGTATAAATTTTTACACTTGGGATTGGAATGCTGAAGGTAAGAGGATTGGTGCTGATAAGCATCCCACCTTCGGAGTTATAGCGCAAGAAGTACAAAAAACTCATCCAGCGGCGGTAGTCGAGGGACCAGATGGGTATCTCAGAGTAAATTACGGGGTGATCAACAATGACCTTTGATGAGGCAGTGAAGAAGTCGATTAAAGTATTCTTGAAAGGCAAAATGCCAATGAAAACAGGCGAACTCAAAGAAGATGGCCTGTTCTATACGCCAGAATATTTCGACGAGCTAGAGGAAGAGTTGCTGGACAAGCCTACCAACAGCAAAAAAGACAAAAAGAAGGAGCTAGAAAATGAATCTTGAGGCTCCAATCCCCGGTGCTAATTTCCTGTCAGATACCCGCAACTACGCATGGCACAGGCCACCAGACATTGTGGATTACGATGACGCTGTGGGCTACCTGATTGATAAGATTGATCAACCAGAGGAAATTGAGACAATCCATGCGATGCTGGGCATCGACGCGCATATAACTACTATCGTTACTACTATTCTTCTCCAGACAGTTGCAAAAGGTAAGATTGGGATTGACTTGGCTGTTCTAATAGCTGGACCTCTCGCACGTTACGTTGAGATTGTAGCCAAAGATGTAGGCATAAAATACGAAATGGGCGTTGAGGATAAAGATCGTATGGTACTCACTCCCAGCCTGTTAAAAGTTGCTCTTGGCATTCTGGATGAGGACGAAGAGGTCGAGCAGGAGAATATACAAGCGCCTGAAGATAACGAAATTTCAGGGGGTCTAATGAGTATGCCTGATCAGATGACAGCTTCGCAAGACGAACAGGCTGCGATGCTTGGCTCGGCAGGGATTGAAGAGGCTCCAGAGGTAGAAGAGGTAGAAGACGATGTCGTTTAAATCAGAGGCTGCTAAAGTTAAGTCCAACATTGCTGCTGGAGCATATAAAGAAAAGACAAATGTCTGGGGTGGTTTCTTTGATGAACTCGCCTACGGAATAAAGAAGCAGGATGAGGAAGAGCGTCAAGAGCGTTTAGAGGCCCGACGAGAGGCACGTGCAAATGGTCGTAGGATCAAGGCCAAACAGGATGCACAAGACAAACAAGACAAACAAGACACTGCGCTCACTAACCTATATCTCACCATGAATGATATTTACCCAACACCCCAGAATATAAGTTCTGTACTGAGTGTGGTTCAGGGGGGCGCAAGGTCCATTACTGACTTGACTACTGTGATGGATAAAACGTCCACCGTTAAAAGGGCTGTGCCTCCGGCTCCTGCGCCTAGTGTACCTACTCCCCGAACGAATGCGTCCGGTACTATGCCTACAAGTCAAACGTCCACCGCTACCGGCTCCTCGCTTGAGGATGAAATGCCTATGACTCGTAAAGTAGACGAGGAAAAAAGAGACGCAGAAGTATTGGAAACACTAACCAATAATAGTGGTATTGAACCTGACATGATCCAGTTTGGTGTGCAGCCTGATGATGTCAAGGATATGGATATAGATGCAGTCAGATTTGAACTAAGTGATACCACAATTTCAGAAGAACGTCGCGCCCTTCTTAAGCGTAGACTATCCTCTCTTACTGACCCTAAGACTGTGGATTGGCTGACTGACACAGTCACTAAGACGAACATTGCATCCTTTACTGCCAGTGTAGATGCTGCACTGGAAAAATTGGACGAGTATGATCCTAGAAGGTTGGCGTTACTAGAACGTACGCTGCATATTAAGAGTGTTGCTTCTATGCTGGCAGACGCAAGTAGTCCTGCTCTCACTCCTGAGAAGGCATACCTACAAAAACTGCAGAAACTACCAGTATGGGAAAATCTGACAGAAACTCAGAAACTAGATGCTATGACTGGGTTTAAGCAATACACCTCTGCAGATATGACTAATCCTGCCGATGTCAGGGAATCTTTAAGAATTGCTACTTTGATAGGCGATCAAGACGCAATCACCCGACTAACAGGTCTTTTAAATGATGATCCAAACTTAATGAGCAAGGTTTATGTTGTAGGCGAAGACGGCGTGGGGCGTTTGCAATGGGTAAACGGTAAGAATGAACTGGCTACGGGTACAGATGATACAATAGTACAGACTATCCCTTGGACTAAAGAGGCTGGGCAGTTTATCCAAAGTCGAACCGGTCAGATGACAACCAGCGTTAACGCCTATAATAAAAAACTAGGCAATGTATTTTCACTTGCCAATGGTATGTCTGAGATTATTCAAATTACCAAAAATAATCCTGATGTTCTCACTGGCACCGCCGGAATAGTGTCTTCAGTAAAAAGTATTCTTACCAATGCCGACACTGCCTTTGGCGTATTGAGTAGAATGACTGAAGGGGATAACACCGTTACCCTTTCTCAATATGAAAATGCTCTTAAAAATGAAGGATTATTGCAAGAGGGTGAAAGTATCGACGGTTTGGCTAATCAAGACCTTGCCACAAGTATACTAGGTACAGACGCCGTAAAACTTGCCCAAGCAAGAAAAATACTAGAGGCCAAGCTGGTCATCATGCAGTTCCGTACCGGTGGTGCTGAAGGTCAGTCCTCTACTGCAATGTCTAATGCAGATCGTGTTGAGTTTTTCAAGTTCCTCAAGAAGTTTGATACAGGTTCCGACCTTGAGATGGTGTATATGGACTATCTTCAAGGCCAGTTAAACAGTCTTGAACAGGACTATTCAAATACATTCTCTAAAGAGAAAGACAATGCAAAGGCTCAGTTGGGCTTTATTCCGGATTACATCTTCGCCTTGTCTCCACAGGATGCTGCCAACAAAGCCGGTGAACAGATGCTATCCATGTACAATGCAATTAAGAACCGTACCAGTTTACCTCAAAATGAAACGCTGCTCCAACCGGTTGCTAAGAAAAAACCGGTTAATGCTACTTCTAGCGCACAAGGACCAAGGGCTGATCCTCCTAGAGGGACCGTTCCAATAACTCAAGACGTAATCAAAGACTTAAACGATATTTATTACTCTAAAGAAACTAAAGAAGGTCGGGCTAAAGTACTAAGTCAATTCAAAACAATTTTCAAGATAGATGGCAGTCAATACCTGACAGGGGATAAATAATGGAAGAAGATCAAAACCCTTTCTCTAAATACGCAGTGCCAGAAAACGATACCTCAGTAAAAGACGAGGAAGAAAATCCATTTTCTAAGTATTCTACTTCCACAGCATCCTCTGCCGTAAAGTCGGCTGCAGGCGAGCCTATGATCAAGATGCAGCCACCATCAACCGACATGTATGATGTGTTTAAGGTGGGTAAAAGGACTGACACAGAAGAAGACCGTAAGGCTAAAGAAGCCGAAACGAATACTGAAATTATGCCTACTGCTTGGGAGATATACAACGGTTTAACCCAAGAGGA